TACTACGTTGCACAAAGGGCGGGAATTGGCATCAATGCAGGCCGAATCCGTGGCATCAACAGTAAGATCAGAGGGGGAGAAGTTCAACACACGGGTGTCGTCCCGTTTCTCAAAAAATTTGAGGCGACTGTCAGATGTTGCACTCAAAATGGCATCAGAGGTGGATCAGCAACTGTCCACTTCCCAATCTGGCATCAAGAAATAGAAGACATCTTAGTCCTCAAGAACAATAAAGGTACTGAGGATAATAGAGTCAGAAAACTTGACTATAGTATACAAATTTCAAAATTATTTTATGAACGATTCATCAATAACGAGGATGTGTCTTTATTCTCTCCTCATAATGTTCCTGGGCTCTATGATAGCTTTGGCACCCCTGCCTTTGATGACTTATATGTTAAATATGAATCAGATGATTCAATCCCACGAACATCAATTGGAGGACAAGAATTAATTCTTATCTTCTTAAGGAGAGAGCAGAGACTGGTCGTATTTACATCATGAATATTGACCATTGTAATGAACACTCATCTTTCAAGGACAAAGTTAACATGAGTAATCTCTGTCAGGAGATAACTCTACCTACTGATCCTATAAATCATATTGATAAGGAAGGTGAGATTGCTTTATGTATTCTATCTGCTATTAACGTAGGTAAATTACGTAACTTAGAGGAGATGGAAGAACTCTGTGACCTTGCAGTACGTGGTTTGGAAGAGTTAATTGATTATCAACAATATCCAGTTGAAGCAGCAAGACGTAGTACTCTTGCAAGACGTTCTCTTGGTGTTGGATTTATAGGATTAGCACATTACTTAGCAAAACAAGGAGAACACTATGACGATGAAGGATCATGGAAACTTGTCCACGAGTTGTCTGAAGCTTTCCAGTACTATTTGCTCAAGTCAAGCAACACCATTGCAAAAGAAAAAGGCAAGTGCGAATATTTTGATCGCACCAAGTATGCAGATGGTATCCTCCCAATCGACACTTATAAGAAAGACGTAGATGATATAGTACCAAACGAGTTAAAATATGATTGGGAATCTCTTAGAACTTCTATCTTGGAACACGGTCTTAGGCACTCAACATTGTCCGCACAAATGCCTTCGGAGAGCAGTTCCGTTGTGTCAAATGCAACCAATGGAATCGAGCCACCTAGAGACTACTTGTCCACTAAGAAATCAAAGAAGGGGCCTCTTAAGCAGATAGTCCCTCAGTATGGAAGTCTTAAGAACAATTACACATTACTATGGGATATGTCTGGTAACACTGGGTATATTAATATAGTAGCAGTAATGCAGAAGTTCTTTGACCAAGCAATTAGTGGTAACTGGTCTTATAATCCACAACATTATGCTGATTCTGAAGTTCCTGTATCAGTAATGGCACAGGATTTACTATCAACATATAAGTATGGTTGGAAGACATCTTACTATCAGAATACATATGATTCTAAGACTGACTTCGATGAACCTGCACATCCAATTGGGTGGCATGATGAACAGGACAAGAAAGAATCTATACATGATTTGATCGACGATATATTCCAAACCGAGGAGGAAGCTTGTGACAGCTGTGCAATCTAATATTAAAGGTATGACAGTCTTTAATACAACAAAGACTAATACATCCAAAGGACAAATGTTCTTTGGTCCTCCATTAGGAGTCCAGCGATACGACAAGTTTAAGTATCCTATATTTGACAAGTTAACACAGACACAGTTAGGTTTCTTCTGGAGACCAGAAGAAGTATCTTTACAGAAAGACAGAGCAGACTATCAGACGTTAAATGCAGCACAGAAACACATATTTACCAGCAACCTCAAGTACCAGATCCTCTTGGACTCCGTACAAGGTCGTGCTCCTGGTATGGCTTTCATGCCTTACTGTTCACTACCTGAGCTTGAAGGTTGTATGAATATATGGCAGACTATGGAGATGATTCATAGTAGGTCTTACACTCACATCATTAAGAATGTATACCCAGATCCATCTGAGGTCTTTGATACTATACTAGATGATGAGAGGATAATCTCTCGTGCTGAGTCAGTCACCAAAGCATATGATGATTTCATTAATTATGCACAGGAGTGGGGTAATAGTAATCAGTGGAGAAAAGATTCACAAGGATCTCCATCAGTTGAATGGACACGTAAGGAATTAAAAAGATCACTTTATAGGGCAGTAGCTAATGTCAACATTTTGGAAGGTATTCGATTCTATGTCTCTTTTGCTTGCTCTTTTGCTTTTGGTGAACTTAAATTACTGGAAGGGAGTGCAAAGATCATCTCACTCATTGCAAGAGATGAGTCACAACACCTCGCCATTACTCAAAACATATTGAATAAGTGGAAAGATGGTGATGATGAGGACATGATAGATATTGCTAAGGAAGAAGAGGAAAATGTCTATCAGATGTTTAGAGATTGTGTTGAAGAGGAGAAGGAATGGGCTGAGTATCTATTCAAAGATGGTTCTATTATTGGTTTGAATGATGTACTACTACAGAAGTATGTTGAATGGACTGCTAATCGTCGTCTAAAGGCCATAGGATTGAAACCTATATTTGATACACCATTAGCAAACAATCCACTTCCTTGGACTGCACACTGGTTGTCTTCTAAAGGTATGCAAGTAGCACCACAAGAGACTGAAGTAGAATCTTATGTTGTTGGTAGTATTAAACAGGACGTTAAAAACGATACATTCTCTGGGTTTAAATTATGATTGATGATTCTAATTGGAGAGAAGAATACAAAGCATACACAAGTGATAAGAAGCAACTTGAGTTGCTAGAGAATGGACCTAAGAGTCTATCTCAGTCGTGGATATTGGGTGCTTTGTATCAAAAATGGAAAAAGATTAATGGTATCAAAGAAGAAGAACCACCTAATTGTCAGTCAAGTTTAAAAGAATTTCTACAAAAAACTAAAGATCAAGGTATTTAATAAATAGGAGGTAATGAAATGAAAATTTTAGGATGGAAACCACCGCAAAGACCGCAGTGGGTGAAGGAGATTATGAGAACCCCTGGACCTATCAAGGTACAACTTTTACTTCTGACGACATTAACGATTTCTTCGGTTACGTCTACAGGATTACTAATTTGCGAACGAATAAGAAATACATCGGACGTAAATACTTCATCCAACGTAGAAAGCCTAGAGGTGGCAAACGACGAGTTACGTCTGAGAGTGACTGGAAGAAGTACTACGGAAGTTCTCCAGAGCTTAAAGCAGACATTAAACATTTTGGAAAACCACTCTTTAAGAGAGAAATCTTAAGTCTTCATAAGACTCTGGGTAAAGTTAATTTTGAAGAGACCAGACAATTATTTTTAAACAATGTTTTAACAGAATCATTGGAAGATGGGAGTCCAGCGTTTTATAATAGTAATATCTTAGGACGTTACTATAGGAAAGATTATTTTACAGAGCAATGTTAATAGTAAGATGTTGTGTATGTGGTACTGAACTTCATGCACATGAGACCAAGACAAGATGTTGTGGTTGTTCAAATATGACCACAGTAACAGGTGAAAATGTATCAGCATTAGACCTTTCTAAAGTTGAATTATTAAATAATGTAAACAAATATGAAAAAACCAACATATTATCCCCAGAGGATCTAAAATACCAAGAGGCTCGCCGTCAAAGGAAAGTCCGTAAACTACACTTCGAGGAAAGATGATTAATCTGGATGAGAGATTCCATAGTTACCTAGAAACAGGAAGGACTAAGACCTTTAGAATTGATGGTGTCGATGAACCTCTCACTGGATATGGATTCCATTGTGATGGTTCGGACATCGTTGGATATTGGGTAAATACAACCAATTATAAATTGTTTTATAATTTAAACGAACAGTTCCTTAAAATGGAACCACTAAACAAAGAATGAAATTATTAATTACATGCCTCATTACACTGTTTTTTGCTTTACCAGTGATGGCAGTGGATATACAAATGGGTTCAGGTGGCAACCTAATTTTTGAACCAAACGAGGTGACCGTTTCAACAGGAGAAACCGTCACCTTTGTTAATGGAGATCTTCCTCCACACAATATAGTATTCTTGGAACATCCTGAACTATCACATCCTGACCTAGCATTCATGGGTGGTGAAAAGTTTCCAGTTACATTTGACAAGCCAGGCGATTATGAGTTTCAATGTGAACCTCATGCTGGTGCTGGTATGAAAGGCGTTATTCACGTATCATAATGAAAATTTTTATTGACAGTGCAGACACTGAAGCGATTAAGTCTTGCTATAAGACAGGAATTATTGATGGTTTAACTACCAACCCATCTCTCATTCGTAAGAGTGGTAAGAAACATGAAGATGTATACCAAGAACTCAAGGATATTGGTCTTACTGATATCAGTATGGAGGTTATAGGTAGTAAAGAAAATATGATCTCTGAAGGAAAGAGACTATATAAGAAGTTCGGTAAGGTTGCTACCATTAAAGTACCTTGTACACCTGATGGTCTTGCTGCATGTAAAGCATTGGCAGATGAAAGTAATATAAAAGTTAATGTAACTCTTATATTCTCACAGTCACAGGCCATACTTGCAGCAAAAGCAGGAGCAACTTACGTGTCACCATTCGTAGGAAGAGTGGATGACAATTCCTTTGGTGGTCTATGTCTCGTTAAAGATATCGCTAATGTTTATCGAAGACATTCTATTGAGACCAAGGTTTTAGCAGCATCACTTAGAAATGTAAGAGATGTTGGTAGAGCATTTGAGTATGGAGCAGACATTGTTACCATGCCACCAAAAGTATTCGACGGAATGTATAAACATATTCTGACGGATCAAGGTTTAGATACGTTCGATAAAGATTACGCAGCATCCATAGAACAATAAACACATGCAAAATTTCACCGTATACTCTAAAGATGGTTGTCCATATTGCAAACAAATTATAGATGTATTGGGTCTCTCTGAACTAAGATATGTTGAGTACAAACTTGATATAGATTTTAGTAAAGAAGCATTCTATGGTCAGTTTGGAAAAGGTGCTACGTTTCCACAGGTCGTATTGAATGGAGAGAACCTTGGTGGATGTCAAGAATCTATAAGATACATGCAAAAAGAAAACATATGTTGTAACGTATAATGAAAGAAATATCCGAAGCAGAATTGGAGGCAAACTTTGAAGACTACGTAGAACGTTGCGAAGAAGGTGAAGTTTTTATCATCAAGTGTCTTGATGGTAGGCAAGTGGCGATGGTTCCAGCAGATGAATATGCTGATGTGTTACCAAAGACACTTGACAAAGACGACGATTCGTGCGATGATGTGTGGGATTAGTTTCTCTAAAATAATTATAAAATTGATTTAGATTATGTTAGATGTGGTGAGCTCGATCCTTCAGAAGGAACTCTATATGGGTTACATCTTTGGGATCATGATTTTAGGTGGATTCATCAGACAGTACCATGTACTTGATGATGTCTATTCTCTAGCTAAGAGATATATTAAAGATAATCGTGTTATGATTATCATTACCTCTATCTTTGGTGGAATACTACCTATACCTGGTCGTGTTGCATTGTCTGCACCACTACTAGATGCGATAGCACCTCCAGATAAGCGAAAGAGAAGTGAGTTTGGTGTGATAGACTACTTATCTACACATCATTACTATTGGTGGTCGCCATTAGAGAAGACAATTGCTCTTCCTATGGCAGCA